AGATGACACACCATAGTTAGCAACCGCATTATCAGTCAATACTGTGGTCGTTGTACCGTTTGTGGCAACTGCGCCAACAGAAGAAGTTGTCGCATTGGTGTCATTATCAATCGTCGTAACATCAGCACCCGATACCAGTAAGATCTGATTTCTCAAACCAAAAATATTGCTCTCTTTTGGTTTCATATAGATTGAAATGGCACTACCGACCTGCCCTGTAATAAGCGTATTGAAGATGGTAATTAGACCAGTCGCATAATCAACTGTACCGAAGTTTGTATTTCGTGTGACTTTATTACCAGTCACTAGAATATATGTACGAAGTATACCGTTGCCATCATCCTCAAGATATACTGTCTCGCCACCAATTGTAAATCCTGATGATGAAATAGCACCAAGATGACCCGCATGTGGGTGATGAACAGCATTTCCAAACTCGACCTGATATGCGTTGATAGCATTTGTTGTGGGAACAAAACGCTTCTCAATAGTGAATGGAATGTCTGCCGACACGAAACTGTTATCTGCTGCTCGAATGGTTTCGGTAAGATTGGACACATAGAACTTATTGTCAAACGTACCAAGATTTGTACCCTCAAAGAGAATCAAAGAGTTTTGAATCTTGGTGCTCAATTCTGATGCAGACAGAGATGTTGTCCGTGGGTTGTAACGAACTGTAATGCTTGGATTGATATACAGATAGGTAGCATCAACGAACTCTGTCTCAACTGAAACGATACTACGATCCTTCAGAGTTGACTGAAGTGTGCTTTTGCGTGTAGCAGAGATGACTGAACCGCTCGTTGGCTTTACGCTGATATACACTTTACCATATACGGGTGGAGAGTTTTCTTCACCACCCCATACGTTGATTGCTTGAATATCACCGTTCTCAGAAAGAATAATGTTTTTATAGTCGTTTGATGTGACCAGTCTGTCCTGTGCTTGGAACTTAAACGGTGCGTTATATTTGATGGAATCAATAGACTCTTGAAAAGCACCGCCCTGTGCTGCACTTGTAGTTGTAACTGTGAAGTCACCAGAGAAGTTGTTAGCACCATTTACTGATGAACCATTTACAACACGATAGTCAGCAATAATGATGTTGCCGTCTTTTGGTTTCTTACCAAAGACATTATCACCGAAATACACTTCATACTTATTATCTTCATTCTCTTGGACAAAGTAGATCTCGGAGATTGAGTTGGCTGCTGAAATATCTGTATTTAAATTGTAAGTAGTGATGCTTGTATTCGAAGATGAGTCCTGAATACGAACAACAAGACTGGTTGTATCCACGTTTTCGTTAGGTAGAATATATCGAACTGGTGATGTCGTACTAGCAGTGAATCTCTGCTGTAGTGGTTCACCTTCAATGATATTCAAAGAACCACTGAATGCACCACCAGAACCAGGGGTCAAAGATGTTGCCTCGGTGGTAACAAAGGTATACGATGTGCCATCAATCGTTGTGGTAAATTTTGTATTAGCAGCGACCGTGTAGAATGATGGGCTGCCACCAGGAGTGATAGAGACATTCAATGTAGCAGATGCACCACGAGCAGAACGTGGAATGTAGTTTAATTGTTTCGCACGAGACACGACACTGTTTCTCAACTGTGCAGAATCAAGAAACATCTCATTGCCGACCATATTAAGATAGAAAGCATTGTAATATGTGTTGTATGAAAGCAAGTCCAGCAACACGGACATGGTTGAACTCTCGAAGTCGTAGTCCGAAAACTCATTTTGGTCAGACAAAAACGATTTTAGGTTCGTCTTAATCTGATCGAAGTTGATATCTGAAACTCGGATTGCGTTATTAGCTGCCATTATCGGACTCTTTCGATAGTAAAGTTTGTCTCTGAAATTCTATTATTTGCGAGAATGGTAAAAATGATGGTGACTTCCATTGAGTTACCATCTGGATTAGCCTCAACTCTTACTTCTTCTAAATTAACTCTTGGTTCATATATGGAAACACTTCTTCTGATAGATTTTTTAATGTCAAATTCAGTAGTAAAGTCGAAATTTTCAAATAGAAAAGCAGTTACGTTGCCCCCATATAAAGGATTATAGAAACGCTCGCCTCTATTAGTCAATACTAAATTTTTGACAGCACGTTTGATTGCCTCTTCGTTTTCGACAACCTTTACTTTTTTAGTAATAGGATGTGCTGCGAAAGACAAACCGAGATCTCTATAGATAATCTCTTTGCGTCTTGGTGACGTTGCGCCTGAACCGTATGCTGCCATTTTACCGTTACTCTTTGTTTTTTATTATTTATATTAAAATTTGAAGATGTCTTCTACTGACTTATATTTTGGTCTTTTTTTGACCTCTGCCATTTCAATATCAGCAATCACAGCATCTATATTTTCACGCCAATGTCTTAAAAATTTATTTACTCTTGGATACTTAGGTTTATAGTCTTCGAATTGCCAAGCAAACTCCTGAATAAGATTTTTATAGTCTGGTCGGTAATAAAACACTCTTAATGAGACTATGACCTTTGGTTTAAAGATATGAATCATAATTTATCCTCCAGCAAATACATTTGATGAACCGGCAGCAACAGACGTGCATCCACTAATAGCATCACCAACTCTACCTATTCCCAGCCCGTTTACCTTGACTGAAGAAGACCCAGTTGCAATACCGGCTGAGTGACTAGGGCATGGTGGAATATTAGGAGGTAGAAGATGCCCTGTATTATTATCGCCTTGTCTGCTTACTGCTATACCATTTATGAATACATTTGGGCTACCCTCTGCTCTAGTCATACCAGAACAATGTGGTACATCTGCATCACCAATTCTAGTTACTGCTGGCATTATTTCATCTCCCTCTTCATGAGTTCTTGTAATTTACCGTTGTAGGTTTCCATCTCTTCATGCTGTTCGTCTGTGTGTGGACCTTCTGGGTATTCAGGTGCAAATTTTATTACACGGTCAAACACATCTGGAATATCATAAAAGTCATCATAGGTAAAAAGTTCTCTGCCTATTTTAATGATATACACACCTCTCATTATCCCGTATCCTCTGCATCTGGTGTATCATATACTGCACCTGGAATTGGTTTGCCCAAAGCGTCTAGTTGTGCATTAAAACGGTCACCCTCAGCAATCATTTCTGCTTCCAACTCAGGATCTTGTGCATCCTCAAGAATTTTTCTAGCATCACCAAAAGAAGTCAGTGACGCTGGGCTGCTACTAATAGGTGCCTTCTGTGTGAATGTACCCATCTTCGAAGTTGCCACTGTCAATTCAGATGACATGCTTTTTACGTTCTGTAATGGTAATATGGTCGTTATATCTTTGGCAACACCCAGACTTTGTGGTGCTTGTAACGAACTGAATGACTCCACCTTACTTTTGATATCGACATTTGGAATGTTTGATATCATAGGAAGTTTTTTTGACAGCGCAGCATTCGTCTTTGTAGTGGTCGATATTAACTCTTTCACGCTTGTCGTTGGTGGAATGGGTGGAATACCCTTTTTGATAATATCTCCTGCCTTATTCACAATCACATTTGGAATCTGAGCGCAAATATTATCTGCACTGATTTCACCTGATAGAATAGATGAAGCCAGGGATTGAATATCTACACCAGGAACATTGACGTATTTCTGAGAGATGACTAGAAGTTGTGCGGCAAACTGTGCTGGATTGTCTTTAGCAGCAACCAATGAACCCATCTCGCTAATCAGAGTTGCTGAAGGAATCAAACCCTCTAATGAAGGTAGAGCAGTAGTAAGGGCAGTTGAAACTTCCTTCGCAAGATTGATTTTGCTTTGTAGCGTGCTTAGATTGCCTGTAAGACCACCAGCACCAGAAGTAAACCCTGCTAGTTCTCCCTTGACTTTATTTTCAAGTAATTTTAATGTTTGTAAGCCTATATCTGTACTACAAGACATTTAAATCTCCTACGGGTTTAGGTCGATGTTGCCATCAGACTTAATAGTGACATCATTACCTGTGGATTCAACAATCAACCCATTAACTGATTTGAAAGCAGCACTTGCTGAAGCACCAATATCTATATTACTTGCGGTGCCAATAGACATATTACCACCAGCCACAGAAGCAAGTGTGCCAGTGATTTGTTCTGCCTGATTACCAGAAACGATACTCGTATTGTTTGCATTGATTGTCGAACTAAAATTGTTTTGAATTTTCTGTGTGTGATTCAACTGCACTTGCTCATCACGATTACCACCGACACGCTCAAACTTATTGCCTTCAATATTTGTGCTTTGATCAGTGACGACATCTTTGATATCGCTGCCTTGAATTTTAGTGATACGATCACCACGGACAGTTACATACTGGTCGCCTTCCACTTCAATATATTGGTCACCCTGCACATACATTTTGGCATTGCCAGCAACAGTAACAGATAAGTTTCCTTTGATATAAACATTTCTGTTTTCCACAACGATTTCATAGTCACTGCCCATAACCTTAGTGACTTTGGTTCCGTCTTGCTGTGTCTCGACAAATGAACCAGACTTGTGATATTCGTGGATACGTTCTGCCATTGGTGTATCGTCAATTTCAAATACAT